GACGTTTGCTGCAAAGAAAAAAGCAGAGCAAATGGAAAGGGAGTTACGTAATTTTGTTAACTTGTCTCATGGTCCTAGTGCTTGGAATGAAGTAATACGTATACAAGCAGATATAAGATTAAAGAAAAAAGAAGCTATAGCAGAAGCTAAAAAACTACGAGCAAAAAGAATAGAAAATATTATTCTTGGTGTTCTTGTTCTGTTTTTTCTTGGTGCTGTTGGTGCTGTTCTTTATTTAGTTTTAATGGCAAAGTAAAATCACATTTCTTTATAAGCTCATTTACTTTTTTCTTACCTAATATTTTTAAACAATCTACTATATTAGCTTCAATACCCTCCTCAGATATATCAATATCATTCTCACTCTTAGCACCACGTACTCTAGATAATAATTCTAAAGCTTTAATAGCACTATTAGTATGACCATTATTCTTAGCATAAGTATACTGTTGTTCTAATTCAGATACAACATCAACATTTGTTTCAAGCTCTTGTTCAAGCTCGTGTATTCTTTCTTTAACCTCATCACTTTGTAACAATCTATACCCTTGATTGTACGCAGACTCTGAAGAGTATCCTGCAGACTTTGCAGCTTCAGTCGCATTTCTATGTAAGATGTAGTTTTGAGCAAACTTTTCTTGTTTTTCATTTAATGCCATTTATATTCCTATATTAATATAATAACTAAACCTGCAATAATACCAGTTATTACAGCATGTAAAACTAATTCCATATATCTACTCCTATTGTTTTTTAAATATGTTTTAATATTATATATTGTTTTAAAAAAATTCATATCTTACTCGTAATCCAACTAAAACCACCACATATTAATATAGTAATTATTATATAAACTGTTACTTCATAATACATAGAATCTATTTCTTTTAATTTGTACCAAATATATTGTAGTATATTCATTGATATAACCTTATGTTAGGGTTTGTAGTATCTAAAGTTACTGGTTTACATATACCAGTATATTTCTTTTTAGTACCTGGAACTGCAGGTTGTTTACTTATTCTATTAGCAAAGTATCTACATCTATTAATATCACGAAAATGCATATCACTTTGTTGCACAGCATCACCTAGATAAATTACTAATAAAAATACTGTTGTCACTTTAAATTATCTCTTGCTACATTCTTTGATTTTTCAAAAGACCTCATTGCTCCTAGTCCTAATAAAGACATTACTAATGTAATTAATCCTTCTACTTCTAGCTGTGGTGGTACTACATCAGGCATCCATATACCTGTACCCCAAGTTACAATAGGTCCTATAAAGAACTGCCATAGTAGTCCTAGGCAACATACCCACATAATTGCAGGACGTGCTCCTGAAACAAATAAACTAGGATGTTTTGCTTGTTCTTTGTTTACTTCTATTTGTGATTTAGCTAATTCTTGTGCATGCTTCTCTGCCATAGTAGACAGGTCATGAGCAAGTTGCATTTGCTTATCTTTATCTTTTATAAACTTGCCAAGTAATTTACTAGCAGGTCCTATTAAAGCTGTTAAAGCCATTATTCTTTCTCCTTTTTTATACAGTCAACATGAGTATAATCTTTACCTACACAAACCATATATATTTTTAAATGTTTAAAATTATTCCAAATATTTTTTACTTTATCTGACCACCAATGACCATTAAACACAGACACATGCACATTCTTTCCTTTAAATTTACCTTCTTTAAAATGTTTAAGTGCAGGTTGACAAGATATATTTAAGAATACTGTTTTTTTACTATGAGATAATATCTCTGTTAATACCCAATCTATATCTTGTTCTGCTATATGCTCCATAACATCTGTGCATATAACAATATCATATTTTTTATTAGGTAATTTATTATATTTAGGATAAGCAGGGTCATATAAATCAAATGAATCTAAGTTACATAATTCTTGAATAGGTTTTCTTATTCCTAATTCTTTACATTTTCTTTTCATGTAAGGAACTGCTTTACCACAACCATAATCTAATAATGTTTTACATTTATTTTCTTTTACAATATTCATTAATGTAGGAACAAGAGGTATTAAACTTATACCTCTAAATTTACCTTCTTCTTTATGTAATTTTTTATAAGAGTCTAGTAGTTCATAATAATCTTCTGATGGTTTTAACATCATACTAAGTCTCCTTTAAAAGATTGTTGCTTTTGTGTATATCTAGCAGATAACTGCCATAATGCAGACACTAATGTATTTTCACCATGAAAATTAATATCCATCTCCATAGGTGATTCGTTAAAATACTTTTCACAATCTTGTGCTAAAGCAAGTAACTCACCTGTTGTCCAAAACTCTTGTTTATTAACAGATACCTTAAAGTATTTAGGTCTAGGTTGTTCATCTTCTGCACCTGTAGTTTCTTTCTTTTGTTCTTCACTAGGTTCTTCCATGTTAGAATCAAAACCAAATAAATCAAAGAAACGAAAACCCATAGTATGCATAATACCTATAGCTCTCATAGCTGCACAAGTACCACCTGTTATTAATGTAGTACCTTCTGGTAAACCTAAATCTTTATTTAAGGTAACTTGATTATTTTGTATACCTTTTTTTTGTTCTTCAGGGTCACGTAATGATTCTGTAAATGCGTGCCATCCCCATATATTTGCTTTCTTTTCTATTAAATAATCAGTAACAGAAGGGTCAGTCATAGAAGCAACAAAGAATTTTGTACTAGGGTCTATAGTTTTAAATAAATCTTTTCTTATTATACCATGTGTACTTTTACCTGTAATAGGTCTAGGGTCTAATACAACACATGCCCAAGGTTTTATACCATGTTCTAATAATTTCATATAGGAATGTTTAACAGTAACAACTTTACTATTAGGATTATCTTTAACTAATTTTTTTAATTTATCAAAATTAATATAAGGTCCACCTGATACTAATATACATTTGTAATCATGCAAAGGAAATTTACCTAACCATTTATCAATCTTTTTAAAATTAGTTCTTATATTACCTCTAATATAATCTTTAGGTACACAATCTCTAGGATTAACTTTAATAGGTACACTAAATAAATGTTTAGGAGGAGAAGGTAACTTATCATTGTGTAATATAAATAATAAATGTGTATGTCCACCTTCTCTTACTTTATCTTCACTAGGTAATATATTATTCTTTATTTTTTTACCTAACATTTCTTTAACTTTATTTGTACCTTTATATTTATCTTCTACTTCATTACCATCTGTATCTTTAGAAAAGTAATTATCCATAACAACTACAGGTACATGTTTTAAACAATCATAATCACTTTGTTTTGTCTGTATACTATCACCACCACCTATAAAAGCATAGTCTATAGTAGGTAAAAATTCAAATAAATTTTCAGCTTTTAATGTTTCTCTACTATTACCTTTAGTTAAAACATAATTAAATGTTTTATTTTTTTCTTTCATTTTAACTTTAAATTCTTGTAATCTTTTATCTACAGCTTCTAAAGTATTATGAGCTTTAACATTAAACTCTTCTTTATCTGTTTCTATTGTAGCATCTTCAAACAAATCAAAACCATAATACTCTAATGTATCTGTGTTTTCAAAAGCTGCTAATGCCATTTCTATAGCACGACCACCATTCCATGTACCAACTTCTAATATAGTTTTAGGTTTAAAATGTCTAATTAACTCAGCATTTTTTTGATACCTTGAAGGTAATATATCTTGTGATACTGTATCTTTAGATAATTCAAATACACGATTACCTTTTGCATCTCTTAAAGGTATTATATTAGAATTAGAAACACCTTTTAAATGCACTAAATATTCTGACATTTGTTCTTCAATACTATGTATTTTTAAACCATGTGCTTTATATAAATTTAATAGCCTTTGAATAACAAAACCATCATGCCATTCTCTATAGCTAGTAAGTTCATCATTCATATATATTCTACGCAAATCCCATAATAAATCTAATGGTGGTTTTTTATTTAAATTAAATGCCATAAAAGACATATCTTCACCATGCACAATATCAACATTATCAGGTAGCATAGATAACATTTCTTTATAAGTTAATCTTTTATTTGTGTAAGAATCAATATCAACCCATATTAACCAACCTGCTTCTTTATTATTATCAGTTAAAGTAAAAGCATAATCTGTTAGTGCAAACATTTTGTGACACCATTTAATAGCATCAAGTTTTATATTGTAAGGTATCTGTCCATCTTCAGTACCATTATGTTTAGCATTATCTTCTAAAAACTTTACATATTTTCTATTATCTTTTAAATTAGAATACTCAATGTTTTTATTTAATGAATATTTAGAAAAAGGAAAGTTATGATAGTAAGCTTTTATTTTTAAACTAGGTTCCCAATTTTCTTGTATAGATTTAAAAAATACATTACCAAATCTGTTATATAAATCTTCATTAAAAGAGGTAACAAAATTTATTTTCATATCATGTAATCCTTATTAGCATCTAGTATACCTTGCATCTGTAACCATTGAGCATCATTACTCCATTCAATAGCATACTGTGCATCTTTGTCTCTTTTAGTTCCCCAATTTTTAAACCAAGGTCCACCTGTTGTAAAGTGTACGTTCTTTGCATCTATATCTGTAGATGAATGATTGTCTAACCAATTCCACTCTTCTGGTATTGTACCTATATCTGCTTCTTTATCTGGTAACCATTGAAATGTATGTAACCATCTGCCTGACCTAGTATTTACTTCTTGTGGTGTAAGTTTTTGATTTACTTCATGACCACAATTAAACATAATTAAACTAGACCAATTTTTTCTAGGATAAGTATGTTGTTCTTTGCCATCCATTTTCTTTTTATCTTTAGGTTCATACTTATGTTTAACTACATGTATGGGATAATAATTACTATTACATATTTCAAATAACTCTGATACATCTGCTCTAATATACATATCAGAATCCATATACAAAGCTAATCCTTCATACATATTTAAAGCAGGTATTAAAAATCTACTGAAACTAAATTGTGTAGAAAAAGGTTTACCATCTATTTCATCATAGTCTTGTCCACTAATTGTATTATGTTTTCTAGTATAGACACCTATCTTAGTAAGTATATCTCTTCGTAAAGGTATAACACGTACAGCTTTAGTAGATATTCTTTCTAATGAAAATTTTAATACCTCATAAGCAGTATGTTCTTTAGGGTCATACCCTATGTAAACTGTGTTTACCATTTGTTTCTTTAATAGCATATGTATTTCCTTAAAATTTATATTCTTGGTCAATAAACCAAGTACCTGCTTCTACTCCACGACCTGTTCTTTTTCTTTCATAAGCAAACTTTAATTTACTTTGATAAAACTTTTTTGTAGCATAAGCTCTAAACTTTGAACCATCATGTTCATTATCTAAATCATGATAGTATCTATAACCTAGTGAATCAAAAATATTATCTCCTGAATAACTAACAGTAGTAAAAAAAAATAATAATACTAATAACTTTTTCATATATTTCCTCAAAAAAAATGGGGGTATATTTCAACCCCCTAATTTATAAACTTAATTAATCTTAATCTTCTTAGGTTTTTGTTCTTCAGGTATAATCTGTTTAAGAGTTACTCTTAATATACCTTCGTTGAATGTAACGTCTTCAACGTTTAACGTGTCTGCTAGAACAAAGTCCCTAGTAAAAGACCTTTTAGCAATACCCTTATGTAAGTATTCACTTTCTTCTGCTCTTACATAATCACCTTCTATAGTTAAATGATTTTCTTTTACAACTATATTTAAATCATCTTTCTTAAATCCTGACAGAGCAAACTCAATCAGAAAAGTTTCTTCATCTTCTTTTATAATATCATAAGGTGGATAGTTTGTATCTGTCCCTCTTATGTTATTCATTACATTAAACAATCTATCAAAACCAATAGCTTGTCTTGCAAATGTATCTACTTCAAAATTAACCATGTTTATCTCCTTGTTAAGCAAGTTAAAAACGAGTCCATTTCTGGCACTCATGATGTAATTATACACCACCTAATTTTAAAAGTCAAGAACTTTTTATATATTTAATAAACCAAATGTATTTAATATAGCCATAAGTATTACATATGCAATCCACATACTCACACATATAACTAATATGTTAAATATTAATTTACATATTATATCTAATAATGTCATTATATATCAACTAACTCACAAGAACCTGCTTTACATGCTAACTCTTGTGAACCTCTTGTATTATCTTCTGTTTCATAATCTTGTAACTTATTCCAATCAATATTCTTTGGCATCTTAGATTCTAATTCTTTATACTGCATCTCATCTATATCTTGATAAGGTGCTTGTTGATATGTATGGTCTGAAAAAGGTAAGAATGATATACCAGATAGTGTATCAAAATTATCCCAACACCAGTTACCTACATTAATCCATTCATCCTCCTTAACAGATATAGTTACTGATGGTTTATGTTCACACCAATGTTGTGCATAACACTTCCATATTTCTAATTGTTCAATAGCAGTCATAGTATATCTAAAGATAGCACTAGGGTCTGCTTTCATAGGAAAAGAAAATACAGAGTTATTAGGTTGCATAACATCATCTTCACAAGGTATACCCTGGTCTGCCATGAACTGTGTTAATGGGTCTTTCTTATCTCCTCTTACTGTTCTTATGTAATAAGGATTATGTCTAGCATGAATACCACTAGCACTATCAACTAACTGACTAACTGTACCAGAAGGTTTAACACATGTAATAGCTGTTGACTGTGGAATACCTAACTTCTTTGACCACTCTTCATTTGTTAGTACAGCTTTATGTCTCATCTTACCTAACACATCTGGTAATTGAGTTCTCATTCTAGATAATATACTATTGTCCATAATACCTGTAAGAGATACACCTAACAATCTTTCTTCTTCTGTATTAGTTTGCCATCTTTTTCTAAGATAACCAAAGTCTGTAAGTGTAGCTTGTATTGTTCCTAATATAGTAGCTACTTCTATCTTACTATGTAATGTTTCTTCTGTATCTGTAGGTCTTACAACTACCTCTGTAAGATTACAGAACTGATTAGGTCTTAATATAATTTCACTACAAGGATTAGTACCAAAATCCCAATCAGCATTACGTCTACCATTCTCTCTAGCTTTTTCTTGAGCAGACTTTCTATTAAAGATACCACGTTCACCAGACTTACTTTCATATAATGCTAACCATTCTTTCATAAAGATACCTGCATCTGGTTTCTCTGTATATGCTACTGAGTTGTTAGCTAATGCTCTCTCTGGATTAGTCTCCCACCATGCACCAGACTTGGCAACTCTTAATCTCTGGTCTGATAAATTAGACAGAGATATAAGAGCTGACCTACGCACACCACCTACAACCACAACTTCACCAGTCTTACACACAATATCATGACATTCCATAGAAGATAACTTTCTACCTCTAGAATTTTTAAACTTATCAATAGTAAAATCAAATAAATTAACTAGAGGTTGAGGACCACTTGCTCTACCACCAAATGTTTTTAATCTAGTACCTGCATTTCTAACCTTGCTTATATTTATTTTAGGTATTCTACATGTATATAAATAAGATATTAAATCTTTAAATGCTCTTGCCCAACCTTCTTTAGAATCATTAACAGAAACAACATCATCTGTTTTTTCAAACTCTCTATCTGGTATAGTAGGTAGCTTATCTATGTATTGTCTTTCAACAGAAAAACCTACACCTGTACCATTCATAAGTATATATAATACTTCATCAAAAGATTTAGGTGTATCAATAGGTATATAAGAACAGTTATATCCTGCTATGTTTTCTCTTTCTAATGCTGTGCCTGCAGTCATCAATGCTCTCATAGAAGGCATAACATTTAATCCTATTATATTATCTTCTATTCTTCTCCATACTTCACTATCTAATTTAATACCTAAATTTTTATCTAAATGTATTTGAAAGAAGTTAGTTAATCTAGTTACTGTTTCTATCCATGTCTCTCTTCTACCTTCATCAGGTAGCCAACGTGCATATCTAGATGCATGAATAAATGTTTGATACTCTGTTGGTAAATAGTTATTTGTCATTATATTCTGTCTCCAATATCATTTCTAAATAGTGAATAGCTTTTTCAATATCTCTTCTGCCTTCACCTTTACGTCTGTGTCTAGTAATATATTTTATAGCATTACCTTCACAGAAAGTTAAATCATTTCCTACAATATATTCTATAGGTTGTACCTTACAATCTTTGTAATGATTACCTCCTACTTGTTTTAATGTAGCCTTCATTGCCTCTTTTTGTAAGTCAGTTTTTTTAAATCCTTTATCTTTTACTGTCTCTTTAATTGCTTCATCCATCATTCCCATATTTTCTTCCTCCTCATAATTTATCATATCAGCATATAGTTTAGCATGATTATCTTCAAATGTCCAGTCATTTTTCTTCTTTGTCATCCTCGCCTCTCAATACACTTCTTATTCTGTTTCTTAAATATTTTTTATTATCTGCCTTCATTACTTTGTAAGCAAAGCCTCTAGCTCTACTTGGTTCTACTCCTGCCATACCACAAACCATTTCAAAGTTCTCACATGTTACTCCTACCTCTGCAAAGAACCAAGACTCAGCTCGTGCTTTGTTTACTTTATCACCAGAGGTAACAGTATTCTTTGATACATCTAGTAATGCTTGTAGTATTACAGACAAAAACAATCTCTTCTCTGAGTTATAAGGCTCAGAATAGAATAAGTTTTCTATCTGTATTATATCAGGTTCATTCTTCATTGTCAATAAATTCTGCTTTAATTATATCATTACATTTTTTTCTAATAAAAAATCCTTGTTTATTATATTTACTTTTTTGATAACCACCTCTAGCCATAGTTCTAATATCAGAAGACCGATAACCTGCCTCTCTAATTTCTTTACCATTTTTAAATATAACAATCTCACCATTTTCTTTTTTGCATTTTATTAATTTACTTTTTTGAACCTCACTTTGTTTTATTAAATAATTAGGTTCTTTATAACTCTCAACAGGCCTATAAAATTTACCACCAACATATGAATTATAAAATGCAGGTTCATTACTACCCTCTATAGTAGAAGTAAGAACATTCCACTTTACTTGATAGTACATCTCATAGTAACGTAAACTTCTTTTATTTTTATACT